TGAAACTTTGATGGTCTTGGCTCTTCAGTATCGACATCTACTAGGAAGTCATCTATCTGTAACATAAACTCTACAACGTTTTGAAGTTCATCTTGATTCCAATCACTATCGATTGCAACTGCACCAAGTATAGCTTCAAAAAGATCCGCCTTAACTTTTATCAGATTATCTTTGAACTTTGGATTTTCTAGGTCTGTATCACCTAAATACATGTACTTAAATAATCCTAGTTTATCAATAGTTTTTGCGAGTGTTTCATTAGATACTATTTGTTTCTTTAGTTCTGTAAAATCTGCTTCATTCTTATGAGCTATGATACAGTATTCGTCAAGATCATTCTCTTCATCATAGTAATCAGATTGAGATTTCACAAAGCCAAATCTATCGGCGATAACTTTTGTTACATAAAAATCTAGAACCTTATCGCCTAAAAATTCTAGCACTTCATTGTTTTCACCACCATATTGTGATGAATAAGAACTACGGGTGAAAGCTTGTAAAAGCAAGTCCTCATTATCAAACCAGTAGCCAATCTTCTTTTGAACATCATCTAAGTGTTCACGTAAATCTTGCATTTTCATTTTGATTCCTCCTATTTATTTTATTGTCCAAGAGGAAACAAAAAAGACCTATACCGATAAGAAGTACCCACTTCTAGCAGTAAGTAGAATAACCCCAGTTGCTTACGTCTTAATTTGATCAAAATAATATTTGTAAGTTTATCTATCTAAACTCTCCCACTCGCATAGAGGAGTCAAGATAAATCCCGTTACTCAAATACTTTGAGGAAACTAATCCTTCCATCGGACACCTATATTTTATCACTTGTTTAAGTTTTTGTCTATAAATTAATAAAAAAGAACCTTGAGTCAAGGCCCTAATTCTATAAGGTAATTTCAGTTCCACTTGTAAACTTAAACGTTATGGTTTTGTCTCTATTAACAATTGCTTTTTCAACCATTATCATCCACACATCATTTGACCATTCAGGCAGGTAGTTATCTGCTTTTTTTATTTCTTCTAGATAAGCCTTCATTTTGATTTCTTGTGCTTGCTTGTATGCTCTCTTCTCAAGTGTTTTATCTAGGTCATTCTTTTCTGATTCATACTGTGCAGATAACTCATCATACTTTTTATTGAATTCAACTTGATTCTGAGTGGTTCTTGTGTTCTCTTTGATCATTTTGTCAACTAAACCACTTATTACTTCCATCTTATTTTGAAGTTCTACTACCTTAGTATCAAGTTCTGAAGTATCTGATAATAGCTGAATAACATCATTAATATCTTCTAAGATTCTATCCTTTTCCTGCATGACATGGTTATACGCAATTACAAACTTTTCTTTAATCTTGTCTTCTGCTAATGCAGGTGTTTGGCATTTTTCGTGGTTCTTGTTGTACTTACAGTTACATTGATAAACGAATCTTGAATACTTACTTGTTGAATGCCATTTCTTTCTACCATAAAAGCCACCACAGTCACCACAGATTAGTTTAGAACTGAATATGCTATTTCCTGAATATGCAGCTCCGATTTTATCTCTTCTCATTAACTCAGCTTGAACTATCTCCCATTCTTCTTTATCAATTATTGCAGGGTGACTGTTCTCTACATAATACTGAGGTAAGTGACCACGATTCTTTTCAACTCTATGTTCTAAGTAATCAGTTGTATAAGTCTTTTGAAGTAGTGCATCTCCTTTATACTTTTCATTTCTAAGGATTGAATTTATAGTATTTTTTGTCCATTTATAGGACTTTCCACTAGGTGTAGGTATTCCTTGAGCTTTTAAGTATTCAGCAATTCCAGTACAGGTTTTTCCTTCCCTTAAGAATAGTTGGTATATCTGTCTTACTAAAATAGCTTCATTTTCAACAACCACAATTTTGCCGTTTTCTTTTTTATATCCAAGCATATTACTATAAGCCCAACTAACTCTACCTTCTTTCATTCCCCAACGTTTACCCATTGTTACGTTTTGAGAAATACTTCTGCTTTCTTCTTGTGCCATACTAGCCATAATTGTAAGCAAGAATTCTGTCTTATCATCAAGCGACCATAGGTTTTCCTTTTCAAAATAAACCTCAATCCCTTTGGCTTTAAGCTTTCTAGTATAAGAAATGGTGTCTAATGTGTTTCTAGCAAATCGTGATATTGATTTGGTTATGATAAGGTCAATCTTTCCATCAAGGGCATCCTTAATCATTTCATTGAAACCTTCTCTTCTCTTGGTACTTGTTCCAGAAATACCATCATCGGCATAAACTTTAACAAACTCCCATTCGGGTTTTTTTTGGATAAATTCAGTATAATGCTTTACTTGCGTTTCATAGCTTGTTGCTTGCTCTTCATCATCTGTCGAAACACGAGCATAAGCTGCAACCTTTCTTCTATTCAATTGACCTAATGGTGAAAGTGTAACAGGATTAATGGTCGATGGAATAACTCTAACTTTTGCCATTAATTATCCTCCTTTTGATGTTGCTTCAAGGCTCTTTGTCGAGCCATTTCCTTCATTTCTGGTGTCCATGATTCTCTTCTAGATCTATCTTTCCAAAAGGCCTCATGAATCCTTCCATCTTTGAAATGGAAAACTATCTTATTTCCATTAAAAGCTTCTATGTAATCAATGCTATTTTGAACTAACCCATCTGTTAACTCATCAACACCAAGAACCTGAGATGTTACTTCATTTAGTATTTCTTCTGGTATGGCTTTAGATGCACATGCGTGTTTACCTATTGAGTCGTAAGTTCTGCATAACCATCTTTTACCTTTACTGCGGTTACATCTATCAAATTTAGCACCACAAACACCACATCTAATTAGGCTGGTATATCTATTTCTTGTAGGCCTGTGTCCTGTATTATTAGACAACTCACTTCGTTGCTTTCTTAGTTCTTGAGCCATTTGGAAATCTTCAAGTGAAATAATAGGAGCATGATCATCATCAATAACATACATATCCCTTTCACCTTTGTTCCTTTTGGTTTTTTTGGAAAGGTAGTCCTCTCTATAAGTTTTTTGAAGAACCAATGCTCCAGTATAGTTGTAATTCGTTATCATGTTCAAAATGGTTGATTTGTTCCATCTACCACCTTTTAATGCACGCTCTCCTTCATTGTTTAAGATATTTGCTATCATCTGAACTCCGCATCCTTCAAGGTACAATTTAAATACTTTTTTCACGAGTTCTGCTTGCTCAGGTATGAGTACAAGCTTTCTATTAACTATCTTATAACCATACATGTCTTTGCCACCCCAAAGTAGTCCTTTTTCAAAATCCTTCTTGATTTTCCATTTGATGTTTTCAGAGTTTGAACGTGCTTCTTCTTGTGCGAAGGAAGCTAAGAATGTTAATACCATCTCCCCTTCTGCAGTTAAGGTATGCAAATTCTGTTCCTCAAAGAATACATCAACTCCTAATGCTTTTAGTTCTCTAACCGTCTTTAGCATCGTGAATGTGTTTCTTGCAAATCTTGATATGGACTTAACTACAACCATGTCGATTTTCCCCGCCTTACAATCGCTTATAAGCCTTTGGAATTCTTCTCTTGAGTCCTTTGTTCCAGTTAATGCTTCATCCGCATAAACGCCAGCAAATTCCCATCCTTCGTGCTCTGATATCATTTTGTTGTAATAACTTACCTGAGCAGCTAGGGAATGAAGCATGGCATCTTTACCAGTTGAAACTCTAGCGTATGCTGCTACTCTGGTTTTCTTTTGTAACTTTGGTAATGCATCTATCTTTATTATCCGTTTCTGATCCATTTTGGTCCTCCTTCTTTGGTAGTATATATATCACTCTAAAACGATTATTTATCAAGTCATTAGCCCGATAAAGACTATCTTTTTTGATACAATATTTACTTGCCAAAACAGACTCAGCTTTTAAGTAATCAGTATCGTTTAGTATACCTTTATTCTTCATTGCAATAATATGTACAAGCGATGAATAGTACTGTTCTATATTTTTTATGTTCATTGCTCTTTACCTCTTTTCGTTTTGTATTTTGTAAAGCAGGAAATACTACAATAGATTCTTTTGTTGTTTCCATATGCTACAAATTCAGAATTACAACAAGGGCATATAAAGGTATAAAATGCATTTCTTTTTACTTCTTCTTGATGCGAATTCCACCACTTCATTCTGCATTTATCACTACAAAATTGACGCTTCTTTTTACCTGGCGTATGTTTGATTCTTATACCGCAGTGTTTGCATGTTCCAAACTTATCAGGATCATTATATTTTGATATACATACATGCCTAACTGCACTTGGTGTAAGGAATAGTTTTTTTGCTATCGCTTTATATCCCATACCAGAATTTCTTAATTCGTATATTTTATTTTTAAGTTCTTTTTGCATACTATCTGCCTCCTCATAGGTCAAATGGGAAGTCGAGACACTTTTGCCAAAAGAAAATAAAAAAGCCTACCAGATAAACTCCGATAGGCTGAATGCAATATTATTCTATTTTGTAAGTTGCTTAATAACCTGGTTAGTCCCTGTTGCCGCTAGTCCTGAAGCAGCACCAACAACAAGAGCTACAAACACATTCTCAGTATTTAATACACCAGGAATAAAATAAAAACTTACTATGCCACAGATGATTCCAAGTACTGCTGCAACAAGTGGTATGAATCTAAGAAACTTCTCACTATTATTTGTTGCCTTCTTGATAATATCAATGATTGCATAGACTACTGATGTAATTACTGGAATGGTTATGAATGTATAATCCATATTTTATCCTCCTTATTTATGAGCTCGTTTATTAAGATGAACTTCAATTTCTGTAATTGCTGAAGTAACAGGACCATCACAACCTTGTTCTTTTAAACCTTTTAAGCAAGCTAGAATACCATGAATAAGTATTACCTGCTCTTGTTTTATTTCTTTGATGTCTTCATCCTGTTTATTTTGTTTTAAATACCATCGGTACCCAGAAAAAACAGCACCGAAGATTACTCCAAGTGCTGTAATTACTGATGCAATTGTAATAATTGTTTGTGCTATATCCATAAATCCTCCTAATCTAACCACGAAGGTTTTTCAGGTATGATTTTAGTTTTGGTTGCAACTAGCCAAGCCTCATACCAAGCATCTAGCTCTTTTCGCCTTTCTTCAGATAAATGACTCCACCAAAGAAGCGATCGATTATCGATTAAGTTAAAGCATTCAACCTCTCTTCTTTCTCTAATAACCTGTTCATCTAAAAGTTCTACCATATGAAACTCACCGTCTTCTTGTTTCCAATTCTTGCCGATTTTACAGCACATGAGTGTTTCATAAAGTTCATCATCCACCTCAATCTCAATGGTGGCATCATATATGTATATGCTTTCTAAAAAGCCGTCTTTGTTGATTTTCACTTTCTTCATACGTACCTCCTAAACTGCGATGACTAATAATGAATATGTCTTTTTACCACCAGTAGTATTTCTAACAGTAATGCTTGTCCCACTTACTGAGAACCATTGGTTATTTGAACCAGTTGATGGCGTATCTCTTTCAGTTAGTTGAGCACCAATTATCTCATTTATGCCATATGCTGATAAATCGTAAGTTTGATAACTTCCATTACTTACAGTAGCATTAAAAACGATAATTTGAGGGCAGGTAGCACTGCTTCCAGTATGTGATGATCCTAGAGGTGAATGTAGCCAACAGACTTTATCTAGATAGTTATATGGTATCTTACCTGTCATTACTGCATCTTCTACATCGCTAGACATGTATGTGCAATATCCATCTGGTTTGAATTCAACCCAGAAATTTTCGCCATATGAGTTGTTTTTAAATCCCATAATGCAATCATCGATTCTTTGCGTTCTTGCAAATATTGCATAGGTTGGCATTCTTGAATCAGATGATTCTGAACCAATACTAAAATGCGATGCCCACGAACCGTTGTAAGATAAACCGCTACCTGTAATGCTTAGATTTCCAATAGTTCCACTAGTTGATTTAATTGCACCAGTACTATCAACACTAAAATTTGCACCTACCTTAATTGATGCACCTTTTATATCAAATGCCGAATCTCTTACAAAATAATAAGTAGCGCCAACATTTGAAATTGAGATATCTGTTGTTTCTGGAATCAAAAGATAACCAGTATCAGTTCCAGAATCTGTACTTCCATCTTTCCTATAAACGATATAAATATAGTCGTTTTGTTTCAAACCATAGTACTCAACTTTTGTATAACCAGCTAAAGCTGAACTACTATTTTGATTTGATCTTGTATGAGCTTTTACATAACTACTTGAATAAGAAGTAGGATACGATGACGCATTTGGATTTGAAATCATTGTATAGTCATAACTAGACTCAGCATAAGAACGAATATAAACAGTAAGATTTGTTGCTTTATTGACTGTTATTTTGCTTATTGCATATGATGAAGCTACCCCTTGGTTATTTGACTTATATGCAATTAAGCCAACTGAAGATAGCTCAATTCCACTACTTGAGCCAGGAGTTCCTGCATAAAGTCTATTTGAATCAATGGTAAAACCTCCAATTTTTCCTTGAAGAGCAGAAAGAATACCTGAATTCACCCAAGTTGCATCAATAGCATCCGCCAAAACATACACATATCCACCACTTGTATATATGCCTCTTGATGCGCCTTCAGAGTTTTTGGAACCTGCTAAAGCACTGCAGATATTAGTCCAATTCACAGTTGCATCTGAACCAGCTGGCCCTTGCGGTCCTGTAGCGCCAGTTGGTCCTTGTGGACCTGTAGGACCTTGTGGTCCCGTTGCACCTGTTGGGCCTTGAGGACCAGTTAAGCCAGTATCTCCTTTTGGTCCCTGACTTCCTGTTGCACCAGTATCACCCTTTTCACCTTTTAGTTCAGTCTTTTGTGTATCTGTTAGGTTAATCTTTAGGCCTACTGCAGTGACAGTTCCTGTAGGATCTACTGTAAAATTAGGACCTACTCTGATACCATCTGTTCCAACATATACACCATTATGGTTTGTATCATTAAAAGATGTTACGCCTTTATATATTCCTTTATCAGAAATAGTAAAGCCACCAATAGAACCTTCAGTCGAGGTAATTTTACCTGTCACATCAAGCCCTGTTGAGGTGGCTTTCATTACTGTTTTCTTGTTTGAATAAAGTTCAAAACTGCTACTATCAAGTTTCCATCCAAATGATGAGTTTGAGTTACCATATGCGCAATCAGCTTTCTTTGATACCTCTGCAGAAATGTTAGTCGCAGTTTGTTTTAGAGTTGATACTTCACTTTCAATAGAAGTCACATCTTCTTGTATTCCATCAATATCAGATTCAATGGTCTCTATTGTTTTAGTTTGAGTACCCACTGTACTTGTTAATCCATCGAGATTTGTCTTGAATTCTGCTTGCTTTTCTTCAACTGTTTTTACTGATGATCTAATCGTATCAGTTCCATTCTGTTCAACCCATTTTGAGCCATTATAGACCATTGTTACTGGTGGATTTTGAGATGTATCCACCCATAACTGACCAGTATAAGGATTTTGAGGAGCACTAGTTCCTGTATAAACATCATTCAGAGAATAAATTGTATATTGAGCTTGTGACCTCATTATTATTACCTCCTAAATAGTGACTTCAACCATAAAAGTAGCTTTCGTAGTAACGTCTGTGTTAGATACCGATAATGTTTTGCCTGTTTTATGACCGCTTGTTCCCCAAGACGTGTCTACCGCTCCATCTTTATTGTACTTAGTCCAGGTATAAGTCCCTTGACCTGTGGCATCAACTTCAACACCAGCTTGGTAAACTACCGCCTTTAGAGTTGTAGAACCTTGACCGTTTTTAAATACATCTCCACCAGTTGATGTAATAACTACTTGAAGTGGGTCTGCATTATCGATAAACGTTGCTACATCAAAGAACTTAGAATTATAAGTATTTGAAGCCGAGTCAGTGTCGGTAGCACAACACTTAAAGACAGCATATGAATCTACTGCAGCTGCATAAATAGTAATCGTTGCAGTTGTTGTCCCAGTATATTTACCTGTGGTATCAGTAAGTTTCCTCCAACCAATGCCAAAATCGGCATCATATCCTGTTGAACTAGATGATGTAACTGTAGGATCCATAATAGCCCATTTATATCCAACATTTGTGGTATCAACACTTGAACCTCTCCATAGTTCTGCTTTTGCAGTCAATGTTGCAACATCATTATTTTTAAAGACATTGCCAGAAGGTGTAGTAACTAGTAAATCAACGATACCTCCACCATTAACAACTCTTGAAAATGAAATTGAAAGTGGATGAGTTAACTCTAGTCCTGTTGAATCATCTTCATAAGTAATAACGCATTTAAAATCAACACCAGCAAGTCCTGCCATGATATTTGCTTTAACAGTTAAAATATGATTTTTTGTTCCTGATAAAGCATAATCGCCACCAGTAGTAATTGCTGTTGTGGATGTTCCTTGATACCACTTAACTGATTTAACTGCAGCACTTGTAATTTGGTCAGTTGTTGTACCAATGACATAAAGCGATGGCGTTAAAACCAAATTTGAAGATTGCCAGTTTGGAGTATAACTTCCGTTATCAGGGTTATACATTTGTGTTTTTGGATGGTTTGAGCCGATATAACCAGTTAAGGTTAAGGCGTCATTGTAATCAATAATAGTAAATTGTCCTTGAGCTCTACTCATTTTTTAATCCTCCTCTTTTCCTAATAATGATTTTCTAGTTGTAGTGTCAATTAAGTCACAATAGAATGTGGCTCTTACATTGACATCTTCATTTGTTATTTCTACTTCTTTAGTTCCACCATAATGATTGATATTCCATATATCATCAGCGTCACTATCACTTGAAACCCTAGTCCATATGAATTGGTTTGGATCTAAAGTATCAGTGACATCTTCATCCCAACTATAAACGGTGGCTTTTAAAGTTGTTCTTATATCTCCATTTTTGAAGATGTTTCCGTTTGTAGATGTAATAACAAGCCTATACATCTTCTTACTTTCTATTTCATCAATTCTTCCTGCTTGTTCATTAACTGAATCAGTAGTTGCATAAGCTCTTAGCACTACCTCTCCAGTCTCAAGATTCCAATAGGATGAACCATCAAGGCTTGATAAAACTCCTGCTTTTATAATGTTTGCAACCAAAGTTCCTGAAGTGATGAAATTAGCCACAATTGAACCATCTGCTGTTATCGCAGTTTCATAAGGACCGTTGTAGCCATGTGATGAAAAGCCAAGCCCTCCTAGATTCCATCTCCAAACATTCACTGCTTCATCTATATTCTCATTATCAAGAATTAAAAGCTCGTAAGGTGTGCCATCATCATGTGAGTGGATAACAACACATCCACCCTTATTACCAGTGATTAGCTTTGTAGCATTTGAAATGGCTGATGTTAATAAAAGAGGAAATCTATCAACTTCCTTTTTAGTTGTTTCGATTTCTTCTTCGATATCATTTATCCTTACCGCAAGATTGGATTTAGCATCACCAAGCGTTATTGTTTTGTATTTTTCATCAAGGCAAGAATACACCGTCTTGATTACTTTCATTTTCACTTCAACACCTAATATTGGATGCCTAATTGTTACAGTATCACAAAGTGATAATCTTTCATGCACTGCACTGTATTCGGTTTGTTTCCACAAAGGTTCAAATGATACAGTTATAGTTGGCTTATCGATACCAAGTGGATGATTTCTTATCCAGATATTTGCTTTGGTTCTTAGGGCATATTCTGTTACTCTTTCATTCTCACCAAATTCATCAGTGAAATCTTTTATATAGACTTTGCCGTTTTGAAGAATTGTATTTGAAATAGGTAGTACCTCTTCAGGTAGAGTCACAACACTTTCTTCCCCTGTTTCCTCATCTTCTAAAATTCCATAAGGAAGAACGTGCGTATAAACATCAGTAATATCAGATGAATGCTCGAACTTAGTTAGGTTCTTTCCATATTCAATAACAACGCCTCTATCCTCTCCACGAGCCGAATGTTGATATATCTTGAAATTATCCCATTCAAACTCACCGCCAAACAAATCAAGTAAGCTTCCTTTAGTTCCACCAATTAGGCTCCTTACACTAACAGGTAGTGTCGCACCAAAATCAGCAGCTTTAGACATGTCTGTTTGATAAGTAAATGAATGAGGAAGCACTGCCTTTTGAAGCAACGTTTCACCACATTGACTTATAGATGTATTTTCTAAAGAAAAAGGAGTCACTCCAATTGTTACCAAATCATATGAGATATGAGTGGCATTAACTGTTATGATTCCATTTATAGGTATTGAGATTTTGTATATCCTGAACGCTTGGTTCTTTGCTAAGTCATTTGGTTTAGCAACAATTATGCGTTCTTTTTTTATGTATCCGTATAGAGCGCCATTAATTGGATACTTAAGTACAAGCTCATATTGACCATTTCTTTCTTCAGTAATCTCACAGGACGTTGTATCCCTTAACACTCCTATTCCAAAGGTATCAAATGTCTTGGCAGTTGATTCAAACAAAATAGGTATCATAGGCACACCCACCTTGGAATAATCTCAATTCTTGTTATTCCACCATTGAAAGATAAGACGTTGTCTCCTTTTGAAAGCTCAGGGAATCCATCACCAGAAACACTGCTATTTTTAAGTTCAGTTCCTTTAAAGAAATTCATAAGTTCGGAGTCAATTTCCACATATTCATCAATGTCACTAAATTGCCATATCTTATTTCCTTCTTCATTTTGAATGACTAATGTTCCTTCACCGCTACCATAAACTTTGATATACGGTTTAGAAGAAAAGTTAAACGGATTCCTAATGGTTAGTGTATCGGTTATATTTATTATTTCTAAACCAGTTAAGAGATATCTAAAAGGAAGGCAAGAGAACGTAAGCGTGAACACACCAATCTTTCTAGCTTCATCAGATATGTCTAACTTGTTGTTAAAAACTGCTCTTCTTTTGAATTTATCATCATAAGAATCAGTTAAATCATGGTATTGATTGACCTTATCATATAGCCAGTTTTTTATCCTTGTCAGTTTATCAGACAAGTCTTGAATGGATTTAGCAGGAACATAGCACGTGTAAGATACACCAACATTGCCAAACCTTCCACTTGGATTAAGCAAGTCTCCATCACGTCCAGGAATGGATATAGCTGATGCATCAAACTCTGGTACTGAATAAATCGACTTATTTTGAATTCTTATATCAAACTCGGTTGAATTATGTCCATTGAATGTAAAATTGCTCATGCGAATACCACTCCTTTCCTTTTGATGAAGTTATCGGCAGTTTCCATTATTTCTTCAGTTAAAGAATTGATATCTTCTGCCGAATAGTTATTAAAGTTAGTTATTTGAAGTTGAAGGCTAAGTCCTCCTCTTACAGCGTTTTGTGTATCTCTTAATGAATGTACGCTAGAAGTTACATTAAAATCAGTAGGAACTTTAGACATGTCTGAACCAAGTCCATCAAAGACTGAATTCAAATCTTTTGTCATAGCTTCTGCTGAACCAATTACCTCGCCTGCGGTTTCATCGATACCTTTAGCCAAACCTTCCATCATCATGTCACCAATGAATGCCATCTTCTTTGATGGTGAATGGATGCCAAAGAAATTCTTGATTCCGTTCCAAAGATTAGATGCCCAATTAGAGACCTTATCCCATATCCATCCTGCTAAAGATTGAATACCATTCCATAATCCTTGAACTAGATTCTTACCCACTTCAGCAAACTGTCCTACCCCTTCACCAAAAGCAGATACAAGTCCTGATATAATTTGAGGCACTGCTTTTACAAGTTCCATAATGATTGTTGGTAAGTTAGTAATAAGTGCCATGAATACTTGTACCCCCGCCATAATGATTTTATCTAGGTTGTTCATCAAAGCATTTACTATCCCACTAATGATTTGTGGTATTGCTTCAACAATCATAATGATGATATCTGGTAATGCTTGTATCAAAGATACAAAGAGCCTAATACCTGCATCAATAATCAATGGCAATGCCTCAATAACAGCATTAATTATTCCATCTATGATTTGAGGGATAGCTGCAACTATTGCTTCTATGATTTCTGGCAATGCCTCCACTAAGGAAGTAAGTAGTTGAATACCTACCTCGATAATTTGTGGAATTGCACCTAAGATAAAATCAACTATTGCAAGAATAACCTCAGGTAGTGCTTCTATTAAGATTGGTATTGCTTCTAATATTCCTTGAGCTAAACCTTCTATAATTTGTAAGACAGCGTCTAATAATAAAGGCAAGTTCTCAATTAGTGTATTTACAACCTGGATTAGCACTTCAACTACAGCAGGTATTAAAGTAGGTAATGCATCGGCTAGTCCGTTTGCAAGTGTGATTATTACAGTTGCAGCTGCTTGGATAATTTGAGGTAGATTAGCAAGTATTGTTTTAACAAGTGTCGTTACAATTTGAATGGCACCCTGTGTTAGTTTAGGAAGAGATTTTAATATTGCATTTAAGAATGTTTGAATAAGGTTATTTGCTGCATTAATTAAAACATCTAGATTATCAATAATAGCTTCACCAATTCCAACAACTGCAGCTGCAATCATATCAAGCAACTGTGGGATGTACTTCATTACAGCATTGATTGCCTTAGGCAGTATCTCACCAATCACATCAGTGATCTTTGAAATATCACCATTTGCCTCTTTTACTCCATTAGTAAATTCACTTAAAAGCCCAACTCCATCACTTGCTAGTTCAGTAAGAATTGGTAGTAAGACAGTCCCTAATGCATTTTTTAGGGCCGTTGCACCATTACTTAATAGTTGCAACTGGTCATCAAGATTTCCATAGGCAGCAAGCAAATCATCAGATAAAACATATCCTGCTTCTCTTGCCTGCTTACCTAACTCTTCCATCTTATCTGCACCAGCTTCAATTAATGGATTCAACTCTTGAGCTGATTTTCCTAAGATAGTCATCGCTAAAGCATCACGCTCGGTCTCATTTTCCATAGCTCCAAGAGCGGCTATGATCTCCCAATAAACCTCATCGCTATCTCTTAAGGTTCCATCCGCGTTCATGATTTCAACGCCTAGTTTTTCATAGGCTTCAACCATAGATTTAGATCCATCTTGAGCTGATTTCATCGATTTGATTTGTTTTGCCATTGAACCAGTTAATGTATCGATAGACACATCTACTAATTCAGCTGCATACATGTATTCTTGAAGCTTATCGGTAGCAATTCCTGTAACGGTTGATTGAGTTAAGACATTATCTGCGTATTCTGCTCCTTGCTTTGTGAAATCAATAAGCTTATTACCTATTGCCACAATAGTAGCACCAACAGCAGCCATTGCAGCTGCCATACCTGCAGCAACACCTTTTACAACTCCACCCAATGCTTGAAACTTCTTTGATGAATCATCACTTTGATTTCCAGCATCTTCGACCTCATCACCAAACTTATCAGCACTTTTCTCGGCATCTTTGAATTCACCAGAAGCTATATCTAATTGCTTATTGTTGTTTTGAAGTTCACGCTCCATTTTATTAAGTTCTGCTTCTGCCTCATTTAGTTTAATTTGCCAAGCCTGAGTTCTTTTATCAGTCTCTCCAAATGATGTAGATGCATTATTTAAAGCATTTCTTAATGTTTCTATCTTGCTTTTTTGAGCATCAATCGATTTTTCTAATACTTCGTTTCTTGCAGTTAATGCTTGAACTGAGTTGTCATTTTTATCGAATTGAGACTCTACAAGTTTCATCTCGCTACCCAGAACCTTGAAGGAGTTATTGATTTCAGCTAGAGCTGATTTGAACTCTTTTTCACCTTCAAGGCCTATCTTCAATCCAAAATTCTCTGCCATGATCAATTTTCTCCTTTCTAAATTCCATCAGGTATAATGTCGTCAATAAAGACTTCAACTTTTGGCTTTGAAATACCTTCAAATTGCTTGTGACATTCCCATAGATCTAAAAGCAAACCAAAAGGCATAAACCACACCTCATCCTGTGTTAGATGAAGATGGGCTAAGCCGTAATATAAAAGACGAGTAAACAACTCTTCATCGCTTACTCGCCCACTGCGTTTTTTGATTCTTCACTCACAATGTTTCTTTGAACACCTTTATATAAGGCTTCAGTGATAGCATCTTTAAAATTTGCTAAATCTTGTGGTGTAGTTAGAATTTCAACCTCATCCTCTGTTAAGAGTTCTTTCTTATCGTTTGGATTTTTGTAGTTATGAATTAAGATAGGTTGGTTAGCCAAAGTCACGATTAACCACACGATTTCGCCAATTGCACCTTCATAATCTTTGCTAGTTAAGAGTTTGTCACCAAGTTTCTCTAACCCACCATATTTTTTAGCAATTTCTTTAGTTGCCTTAGTTGTAAGTAAAAGCTCATATTCTTTATCACCAATCTTGATGATTGCACTTCTTTCGTTAGCCATTAGTTGTTACCTCCATTATTGTTTTGAGCATATGAAGGCTCATAAACTGCGTCATACCAGGCATTAATAATTGCTGTGTTTGACTCGTTTTCAGTAACTTCTGCTTTCCAAAGATGCTTATTTGCACCATCAACTTTATTTCTTTGAAGAATAGTACCTTCAATTGTTGGAGTTGAGAATGTAATTGAGTCGCCTTTTGTAGCAAGGTTAGTGGCAGGGACACCAAATAAGACACGGTATAACCAATAATATTTATACTTGCCATTTGATTTCTTTGCCCTAAAGCCAATAGCTACATAGTTAGACACGTCTTCACCGCTTGAAATGAGTACACCATTTGCATCGACTCTAGCACCAACTAAAGCGGCTGCAGCATCATTACCAATTTCATCTACACCTAAAGAAAGTGTACCTGATTTAAATTCCTTTACTGCTTCAGCTTGACCATCATCAGCAAATAAAGTAGCCTCGTTTAGTTCAATCGAAAGATCAGCAGAGATCGCTTTTGCAAGTTGAACTGGAGTGCCATATGTTTCGTTCCCATTACTATCTTCAGTAATTGGAGCATAATAAAGTTTATCTAATCCTATTGTTGCCATAGATTTAATCCTCCTCTTGTTCTATTTCATAAGTTTTGGCTACGTCTATTGTGTACTGATGGTAGCCTGCATCAGTGTCATAACCGTTATATCTACGATCAGTGATATAAAAGAAATGAGAAAGTAAACGTCCAGTAATCCGATTCTTAAGTCTTATGTAATTGTTTTTTGTAAAGACTGTTATTCGTACTTCTTGAAGATCTGTTTGTGGCATATCGTCAGCATTAAGCGGATATGAATCAGAAAGAGGCACCAACACTATGTATTCATTTGGAGCTTCTTTACTAAATACTCCTGTCTTAATCGGAATATTAAGACTTGAGAGAAGCCCTTTTACTTCAGATAAAATATTCATAGTTTCTTGATTTCCTCCTCTATTACTCTAATCATAGTTTGCTCACACTCTTTTTTAGACGATGTCTTTGCTGGCTTCAAAAAAGGCTTTGCAGGTTGGCCATGTTTTCCATATTCGATGATGTTAGCAATCATTGCGTTTGATTTACCATCTTTTCTAGGTTCGCCAAAACCAATCTTTATATTGTAATTTCCTTGTTTATCTAGCCTCACTGGACTAAGTCCCAACGAATTTACTAGTTCACCAGTAGACCTTGATTCAGCAGTTGTGTTCTTTCCAATCACGGATTCTAAATTTGCCTTTGTTTTACTTAAAACCACCTCACCACCAGCTCTTAAAGCTTCTTCAGCTATCACATCCATATTGCTTCCTACTTTAGATAGTTTTTTAAGAAGATCATCAGGCAATTTTGATGTACATTTAGCCATTGGAAGCCTCCACTCGTTTAGCTAATATTTCGATATACATTCCTCTTCCCTTGACATTCTCAATAGATAGGATGTTGTATCTTGTACCATCTAACTCAACATAGTGCTTGGTAGTAATTTTCAACGTAGGAATTTTTCTTAATTTAAAGAGCTCGGTTGC